CGTTCTGTCCGGCGCCATACCCGACCATAAAATTGATCTGTCCCCATTTATCCCCGAGCGCACCATCCGCAAGTCGGGGGACGACTTCGCGGACTACAGCCCGCCGGTGGAGGGCTACGACCTCGCCAGGGTGGAGGGCGAGATTCTCACGCAGATAGACCCGGACTGCGGGTACACGGACTGGCTGCGCGTGGGCATGGCCCTGCACCACCAGTTTAAGGGCGACGTGGAGGCGCTCGAGCTCTGGGACAGGTGGTCGTACCAGGACGGGAACTGCGCGGCGTACACGGCCAATGCGTGCGACCGTAAGTGGCAGACGTTCTCGGGCGGCGGGGCGACGCTGCGCACGCTGATCTACCAGGTCAACCTGACAAAAAAGCAAGAGGCGCTGGAGCGTGGCGAGATCATTCTCGACCCGGCGCCGATGACCCACGCGCGGCAGTTTCTTGACTCGCTGTTCACCAGCGAGGAGGGCGTGCAGCTGGTGCACTACGCCGAGGACTGGTACCAGCACAAGGGCACGCACTACGAGATGATGGAGGAGGCCACGATCAGGGCGGCTCTGTATAAATTCTTGGACATGTGCAAGAAGACGGACCGCAGGGGTAACCTGATCCCGTTCGCGCCGACGCCGGCGTCTGTCTCGGCCGCGCTCGACGCGACCAAGGCGCTCGTGCACCTGGAGAATCACCCGAACACCAAGCCGCCGGTGTGGCTGTCGGGGTACGCGCAGAATAAGCCCGAGGCCTCCAAGCTTATCAGCGTGGCCAACGGGCTGTTTCACCTCGAGGAGTCGGTGCTGCTGCCGCACACGCTGGGGTTTTTCACGCAGAACAGCCTACCGTTCTCGTACGACCAGAACGCGCTGTGCCCGGTGTGGGAGGAGTTTTTGCAGCAGCTCTGGGGCCACGATCAGCAGTCGATCGACTGCCTGCAGGAGATGTTCGGGTACATACTGTCCGGGGACACACGGCAGCAAAAGTTTTTTAATATCATAGGCCCGCGCCGATCAGGCAAGGGGACGATCAACAAGGTGCTGGTGGCGCTGCTGGGGCAGCACAACACCGTCGCGCCGGAACTGGGAGAGCTCTGTGACACGTTCGGACTACAACCGTGGCTTAATAAATTACTTGCGTCGTTTACGGACGCGAGGGCTCCTGAGCGAAATCGCAATGCTGTTGTTTCTCAGCTACTGCGTATTGTTGGCGGGGATACTGTTACTGTAAACCGCAAAAACAAGGAGGCGTGGAATGGGTACCTACCGACCAGGATCGTGATCTACTCCAACGAGGTGCTGCAGCTCACGGAGAACTCGAACGCGCTCACCGGCCGCATGGTGGTGTTGCGGATGACCAAATCGTTTTACGGAAAGGAGGACACGGATCTTGCCGATAAACTTATGGCCGAGCTCTCGGGGATCTTTAACTGGTCAATGGTGGGCCTGCACAGGCGCCTCGCGCGCGGCGGTAGGTTCCTGCAGCCGGAGAGCGCGCTGGAGCTGCTGCACGTCATGGAGGAGCTATCCAACCCGATCGGGGCGTTTTTTGAGGACGTGCTGGTGCTCGACCCCGAGGGTGAGGTGGACAAGGACGACCTGTTCACCGTGTTTAAGAAGTGGTCGCACGCCAAGAACATAAACTACGGCACCGACCTGACGTTCAAGCGCCGGTTCCTGGCCGCCACGCAGGACAAGCCGATCACCGCGGCGCAGTCCAGGGCAGATGGAAGGCGCACAAATGTGTACAGAGGCATTAAACTAACCGACAAGGCGCAGGCCTACGTCGACAGCTTGGGTGAATTTAAAGAGGAGATATTCTGATGAGACGCAAAGACTGGGAACCAAAGGTAGATGACTGGGTGTACAACACGCACACGAAAGACACCGGGTGCGTACGTAGCGTGCAAAACGGCAGGGTAAAGATGGTGGTGCCCCGCCCAGAGTGGCCATTTCCAACGTGGCTGGTGTGCGACATCGACGTGCTGATCCCGGCCAAGATGCCAAAGCCGCCAAAAACCGACGCTATGAAAGAAGTGGGAGAGGCGCTGCTATGAAAGAAATAAAACTGTTAGTAGACTACGAAAGTCTGACGGAGCTTGTGTACGAAAATTTGAAAGAGGCGCGAAAGTGGCTCAAGAAAGATTTAAAGAATTACGAGCGCGTTCCTGTCTTTTCGCAAGACCAGGAAGAAGACGCGCGGGAGATTAAAAAGTACATAGAGGCGCTAACCATCTCAATGAAGTACTTCGGCAAATGAAAGGAAAAACCATGCACGCAGAAATCGAGCAAATCAAGAAGGCAATTAACGGGCTGTGGGCCAAGTCGCTGGCATTCGTGCTGGCCCTTGTGCTGGGCTTTCTGGCCGGCAAGCTGACCACGCAGTGGGACATCATGGACGACTGCAAGTACATCAACAGCTTTCGGATCAGCACCCAGGCATTCTCATGCCAGCGGAGGATGTGATGACAGACCGTGAACTAATGCAGATGGCGTTAAGAGCACTTAAAAATGCCTATTCGTTTATTCCAATGAAAATGATGGAAAAACACTTACAAGCGGAAACTGCCCTGCGTGACCGACTAGCGCAGCCTGAACCGGAGCCTGTGGCGATTGGTGAAGAATGGAAGCCATGTGTAAAGTTGCCAATTGTTGTTCATGTACGAGAACAGCGCAAAGGAGAAACCCACGTCAGCACACGGGAAGGTATTACGCCAGTCAGAGAAGATGATTTGATTATGCGTGGTGTGGCTGGAGAGGAATATCCAATCGGTCGTGAACTATTTAATCGCACTTACACATTTGACACCTTACCACCAAAGCGTGAATGGGTTGGGCTGACGGATGAGGAAATAGATACCGCTGTGAAGTCGTGCAACACGGTAGATACCTACAAGTATTTTCGTGCCATCGAAGCTAAATTAAAGGAGAAGAACACATGAAAATAATACTTGCATGTGGCGCCTTGATCGCGTTGCTGTGGATCGTGATCGACGGCAAGATAGAGAAGGCACACGCCGAGGGCTTTACGGTCGGCATGCGATACGCGCTTAACACCAACCCGCCGTCTAATGAGCTTGAGAGCGCCTGCCTGAGCCTGTGGGCCACGCAGCAGAACAAAAAACTTATGGAGAAAAACAAATGGAAATTATCAACTTCCTGGTAATCATCTCGGTCGTTGTTGTGCTAACCATTATGCGGGGGATGCATGAAGATAAAAGTCAGCGGCGTTCCGTACGAGGTTAATATGAACCACGAAATCGAGGCATACGAGGGCGAGCTCAGGGAGCTCAGGGCCAAGAACGATATCGTCAACCACCCGCCTCACTACAAGTCTGGCGGCGTGGAGACCATCGACTTTATCGAGGCCAAGCGACTGGGCTATCACCTGGGCAACGTGGTCAAGTACATATCCCGGGCCGGCATCAAGTCACACTGCCCGCTCGAGGATCTTAAAAAGGCGCGGTGGTACCTGGACCGCTACATAACCAAAATGGAGGAGCACAATGAGCGCGTTTGATAAAGTATTGGAGGACATCACCCCGCGGTGCGTGGACATGCACCAGCACTTCCCCACGCTGCGCCGGCTCGCAAGCGAGTGCCAGTCGTTTATTGAGATGGGCGTGCGCGGCGCCTGCTCCGTGTGGGCGCTGTCGGCCGGGCTGGCGGACTCCGAGGCGCCGGATAGGTGGATGATCTACATCGACATCGGGCCGTGTCAGAGCCACGCGCTCGAGAAGATGTGCGAGGAGCACGGCATCAAGCCGCTGTGGATCCAGGAAGACAGCCGCACCGTCTCAACCCCGCCGACCGACCTGTTGATGCTAGATACTTTGCACACGTATAATCAGCTCACTGACGAGTTAACCCGACACCATCAGTGGACCAACAAGTACATAGTCATGCACGACACGGAGGCGCCCTGGGGCATGCAGAACGAGGCAAACGACGGGTCACAAAAGCAGGGGCTGCGGCACGCGGTGCTCGATTTCTTGCTGGCGCACCACGACGAGTGGAGGGTCAAGGAACATCACGCCTATAGCCACGGTCTAACAATACTGGAGAGGATCAAACACCATGAGTGACGGCGGCAAGGGGTCGGCGCAGAGGTTCATAGAGGACTGGGCGAGGTTTGAGAAAAACTGGGATGAGATTTTTAGGCCGAAGATGAAGTCGCCGTGCGTGGAGTACTGCATGCTCGACTTTGAAAAACAGCGCTGCGATGGGTGTAAACGCACGCTCGAGGAAATAGAAAACTGGCGTGAAATGCCTGACGATAAAAAACTGGCACTTATAGAAGAGCTAAAAACAAGGGAGTAGGGATGGGCAAAAACTGGGGCTATTACCACGTCGACTGCGGGCACTTCCCCGCGGAAATAAAGCTGTGCTTCTCAAACGAAATGTTTCAGCGGGTGCTAAAAGATCATGGCATCACGTACAAGGCCACCGCGCTAGACGAGGGCATAGCCGAGACGCATTACGTCACGGACGGCAAGATGGGCGTCATCGTGATGGTGTTTGACCTAAAAGAATGTGTGGACGAGGACCCGGCGTACTTGGCCGGGGTCATCGCGCACGAGGCGACGCACTGCGTGTGCCGCGTGTTTGAACACATCGGAGAAGAACCCGACGAGATCGGGGAAGAATCAAGGGCGTACCTCACCGAGCATATCGTAAAACAATTAACAACCGGTATTCGGATGGAGATGGAAAAGGATGCTCGAAAAGAAAATAGAACAACATCTAAACAAAAGGGTAAAGGAGCTCGGGGGGCTGACGTACAAGTGGATCAGCACGGTGACGGGGGTGCCGGACAGAATAGTGATAATCAACAAACGCCTGCACCTGGTGGAGCTAAAAACAAAGACGGGAATGTTGTCCGCAAGACAAAAGATAGTGTTTCAGGAGCTTGAGCGCCATGGATATCCAGTCACAATCCTTAAATCAAAAGAAGAAATAGATGAATTTATTTCAAAAATATAAATATGGGATCACGCACAAAAAGTATTGGCAAACTAAGCGCGGACATATGTCTAGATTTATGGCAAAAGTGAGGGAAAGAGCTAAAGAAAAAAATCTTCCAAATGATTTAGACATAGATTTTTTGGAAAGCATAGCTACGGAAAAGTGTCCGGTGTTCGGAATAACTTTTGTGTGGGGCCAAACTGGAAACGGAAGGGACGATAAATGGGGCCCCTCTCTTGATAGAGTGATTCCTGAGTTGGGATATGTAAAAGGCAACGTGGTTTTTATTTCTGTTCTTGCAAATAATATAAAACAAAACGTAACGGAAAAAGAATTGTACGCGGTGGCCGACTGGCTGCACGACAAACGAAAGGAAGTATTAAATGCTCTCAAGGACAAACATACATAGCTACCAGGAGCGGGCAATACAGCTGTCAAAGACTACGCCGCACGTTGGCCTGTTCATGGAGCCGGGCCTGGGTAAAAGTGTTACAGCTCTGACTATTATCAGGGAGAGCTCGTCTGGGCCGACCCTAATAATTGCGCCTAAGCGAGTGGCCGAGTCGGTGTGGGCGCAGGAGTGCCAAAAGTGGGAGCACCTAAAAGACCTAAGCGTCGCCAAGATCATGGGCAAGCCAAAGGATCGGCTCATGGCGCTGTATGAAGACCACGACGTGTACATCATAAACGTGGACAACGTGCCGTGGCTCGTTGATAACTGGGTGGACGGGCGTTTTGACAACCTGATCGTGGACGAAAGCTCGAGGTTCAAAGACCCCAGCACAAAACGTTTTAAGGCGATCAAGACAAAGCTCAAAACGTTTAAGCGCCGCCTGATACTGACCGGCACGCCCACGCCGCAGGGGCTCGGAGATCTATGGTCGCAGGTCGGCATACTTGACCTGGGAGAGCGCCTAGAAACGTCGCTGACAAAGTTTCGCGACAAGTACATGTTCGCGGCGGAAAGGAACCGGCACACCCACGTTGTGTACCGGTGGGACGTACGGCCCGGCATGGACAAAGTAATTAAAGAGAAGATCGGCGACATCTGTTTTAGCATGAAGGCGGACGATTACCTACAGCTTCCGCAGATGACAAAGATCTACCACGAGATAGAGCTAGAGCCTGATCTCATGGCCAAATACAAAGAACTTAAAAAGGAGATGGTGAGTGAGATCGATGGCCGACAAGTTACGGCGGTTACGGCGGCGGCCCTGGCGAATAAGCTTTTACAGTTTACCAGTGGCACCCTTTACACCGAGGACCATAGTAGTGCATACGCGCACTCGACGAAGGTCGAGTTTCTTGAATCTATTATGGAAGAAAACAGCGGCCCGGCTTTGGTCTTCTATCACTACAAAACGGCGCTAGAAAAATTAAAGGAGGCATTCCCATACGCGGAAATGCTAACCGACGAAAACATAGAAAGGTGGAGAGATGGAAAAATAAAGATGATGCTCGCACACCCGCAATCGGGCGGTATTGGACTAAACCTGCAGTGCAACGCGGGCAACGTGGCGCAGTGCGTGTGGTACGACCTACCGTGGAGCTCGGAGAATTATATCCAGGCAAACGCTAGGATTTACCGCCAGGGTCAAACCAAGCCCGTTTTGATACACCACCTGATTGCAAAGAAAACAATCGACGAAAAAGTCGTGCAGGTACTAGAGGGGAAGATAGACCTGCAGGATGCCCTGATGGAATCTTTAAGTCTATGATAATTTATAAAAAGAACTGCGCCGCTCCTCGACTGTCTGACGAGGAGCCGGATTTAATGGAGCAAGAAGACGCCGAGGCAATATCCAGCCTTAGCGAAGGGGGGTGGCTGCCGTGGACACAGGACGACCTGATCGACATCCGTCGCATCATGGAGAGTCGAATGTCGGCCAAGCAGCGGGAGGTCTTAGAAACTTTTTTAATGGGCGGCAACGCCAAGGACTTGGGGGTGACCGAGAAGTATTGGCGGTACCACTTTAAGCGCGGCATTGAATTTATTAAAAAGGAGATGGGGATATGACACGGCTACATGACCTAGAGCAGCAAATCATGGTCGCGTGGGGCACGGCGGAGGATATTGACCTACTGCATAAAATGTTGCTCGACCGCCCAAAGCCAATGTCGGAGGACGAGATCAGTAACGCGCTTCTAGGCATCTGGTCGTTACATCAAATGCGCTGTGAGCAATTATTTCAAACCTATGAACAACTGCTACGACAAGGAGCACACCGTGAAGATACCGAAGCATCTATTGCAGCCCTTACGAAATCCATTTTCGGAGGCCAAGCGCCAGGAGATGGCGGTGGCGATGACAAAGAAGATGATCAACGAGGCGATAAAGGAAAGAAAAAGCTTCGAGGAGCAAAAGAAAAAGGACGAAAACGGGCCTAAATCTGCATAAGTAGAAGTAGGCACGTCGTGAGACGCCCCACGGAGCCCCGGACTCGCGGGCTATAAAACGAGGAGGGAGCCGGGTGGAAGCCCCGGCACGAATTCGGGGTCGGAATAGTTTCGACGTGGGCCAAGGCCTAAGCGGCAACCTTGCGGACCTGGGTGCGACTCCCAGCGACTCCACCATTTTTTTTATACGGAGGTTATAGATGGATAAAGATTTTTTAGACCTGACCGGCGACGGCAAGGTTACCCGGGCCGACGTGCTGAAGGGCCGCGGCGTGTTTAAGCAAGGCGGCGGCGTGGACGGCTTCAAGACCATGCCAAAAATGGCCGCAGGCGGCTCCGCAAAGCCCGGCCTGTACGAGAACATCCACCGCAAGCGCGAGCGAATTGAGAAGGGCTCAGGCGAGCGTATGCGCAAACCTGGTGACGCAGGCGCCCCCACGGCTAAGGCATTCCGGGAGTCGGCCAAGACCGCCAAGAAGTGACCGCGATAGCAATCGCCAGCGCCAGGGGCGTATGCCTGCCGGTGCTGCTGAAGTCTATTGAATGTTATGTCCCCAATGACGTAGACGTTTATCTATCGTCGAGCTTCGACGTTAAGATGCCGGACCGTCGGGTGGTGTGCATGCCGAACGAGGCGACCAATTTTGGGGACGCATACAACCGGGTGGTTAACGAGGCGTTCAAAGAGCACGACGTGGTGATCGTATCAAACGATGACGTGGTGCTGACGCCGACGAGCTACGACAAATTGATGGAAGACTACCGGGTGCTGTCCGAACAGAACCGGGTCGGCTGGGTGGCGGCAAAGTGCGACTACTCTAGGCCCAGCCAAAATATACGTTTTTACAAAAACCTGACGGGGCCTCGGTATCAGGAAGAGGATTGGATATACGAGTGCCCGGTTGTCGCCCCGATATTTGGGGTTATTAATAAATCGGCCTGGATGGACTACGACCCCATCGACTGGTTTAGTGACGACGTGCAGTGCTACGAGATCGTTAAGCGCGGCTTTAAGAATTTCGTGTCACGCTCGTACGTGCACCACGTGGGCAGCCAGACTGTAGGAGAAGATTTCTCGGCGTGTAGAGAAAAAGCGGCGCCTTGGTTAAAGGCGAATAGACCGGAATATTATAAACTTTGGTATTAAACATGGGAAAAGTAAAACATATATTTAAACCCGAAATGTGCGAGCAGTTAATTGAGCTCGGTAAACAGGGCGCATCCCAGAAGATGATGTTTTCTGAGCTCGGCATCGGGCGCAACACGGCCGAGATGTGGAAAAAGAAGCACCCAGAGTTTGCGGAGGCCATGGACGTCGCGCTCGTGCACAGCCAGGCCTTCTGGGAGCGTGAGATGCTGACCAACGTGGGCAACAAGGCATTTAACTCACGCGTCGCTGAAATAGCGTTGAGGGGCCAGTTCCCACAGGACTATAAGGACACGCGCGAGCAGAAGCTCGAGGTCAAGGCGGACGTGGTGGTGGACTTCTCGGGCGCCGTTAACGATTTAATCAAGCAGCTGAAGTCAGCAAAAGACTAATGTAACTAATTTAAGTACGATCGTACCCAATTTGGGTACACCATCAATGGACGAAAAGGGTAGCTCCCCTGCCGGAACCCTTACCGGCTAGTCCACCAAACCGCCAAAAGGGAGGCGCGCATGAAAACTTGCAGTAAGTGTGGTATTCAACAACCACTTAAAAATTTTCACAAAGATTCAAAAAGACCAGATGGCGTTAGAGCTAGCTGTAAAGCTTGCTATTCTCTTTTTCATAAAAATTATTATAAGAACAACACAGAAAAAGTAAAAGCCAAAAATAAAAAAATGTGGCTTGAAAGAAAATATAATATGTCAATTGAACAATACGAAAAAATGAAAAAAGAACAAAATGGAAAATGCGCTATTTGTTTTTCCACACTGAAAGAAGGGTTTTTAACTCATGTCGATCACGACCATAACAACGGAAAAATACGAGGGCTTTTATGCCGTTGGTGCAACACAGCCCTAGGAAATTTTAAAGATTCAATATTAAATTTAAAGAATGCGGTCGAATATTTGAAAAAGTTTGCATAAGTAGTTACATACCTAACCCGCCTAAACAGGAGAACCGCCTTGACCGCTCACGCCGTTTTATCAGCTTCTGCTTCCTATAGATGGCTCCGATGCACCCCAAGTGCCAGACTAGAAGCCACACTCCCCGAACCCCCCAAAAGATCCGGTGACTTTGACTACAGCCAAGAGGGCACCATGGCCCACACCCTGGCGGAGGTCAAGCTTCGCCACCACTTCAACGAGATTGGAATTGATGAATATGAGCGCGAGTACGAGATCATCAAAAACACGCCGTACTTTAACGAAGAGTTTGAGCGGCACGTCGACGACTATGTCCTCTACGTTCGCAGCCAGATCGGTGAGGGCGATCGCGCATACTTTGAGCAGCGCGTGGATTTTTCTGACTTCGTACCTGACGGATTTGGTACTGCTGATGTCATCATACTATCCAAGCACTCAATCCGAGTCATCGACCTCAAGTTCGGCCGCGGGGTCCAGGTCGAGGCGAAAGACAACAGCCAGCTAAGGCTGTACGCACTCGGCGCGTACTCTAAATTTAAGGAAGAGTACCCGGACCTGAAAGAGGTCCAATACACCATCTATCAACCCAGGACGGAGAACATCTCAACCGACGGAACGACGGTGACGAGGCTATTGGACTGGGCCAACTATTTTGTTAAGCCTAAAGCCAAGCGCGCGTGGGCCGGAACCGGCGAGTTTATCCCCGGCGATCACTGCCAATTCTGCCGCGCCAAGGCCACGTGCCGGGCCCGCAGCGACTTTGTTACCGAGCTGGCCAAGCTGGACTTCCGCGAGCCGGCCCTGCTCACCGACGAGGAGCTTGAGATGGCGCTCACTCGAGCCTCGCAGCTCAAGACATACGTGAGCGACCTAGAGTCATACTTCACAGAGCGCGCCATAAAAGACGGCGTGGCGCCCAAGGGATACAAGCTCGTAACAACCAAGACACACCGGCGCATCACGGACCAGGCCCTGGCCGCGCAAGTCCTGATAGAAAACAACTTTAAGGAAGACGAGATCTGGGAGCCTCGATCGCTTCGGTCGATAGCGCAGCTTGAGAAGCTTGCGAAGAAGGGCTACGTGGCCTCTCTGCTTAACCAGCTGATCGCCAGGCCGGAG